GCGCATAACACCGTGCATAAACGAATTGCCTTTCTCTGTTGTTGCTTTTTCTGTACTCATAATTTATTCCTTTTATTAAAGTTTTTACTAATTTTCAAGGGCAATCAGCCCATATACTTACCGTTAGGTGTAATTAGCTGTTTACCCAATCAACGCACATATTTACATTTTTGTGTATTTTCACAACCTGTTCAATTTTTTTATGCGAATAAGTACGGTTTCCACTCTTCCGGCATATTTTTCGCACCGATGCTTTTATTTAGCATCATCAAAAAGTGTGGTTTTCGTGGCTTGGGATCTTCTTTTCCCCATTCATGTAATTCCAAATCTGATTTTTCAGAATTGCAACGTGAACAACACGTGACTAAATTATTCCATAAATCTTTCCCACCTTTTGCACGTGGTATGACATGATCAAGAGTTAATTTCTTTCTATTAGATAATCCACTCTCACCACAATATACACACATGTAGTTATCGCGCTTATAAATGTTGGTGCGAGTCAATTTAACATTCTGATAATTCAAAAAAAAGTTCGAAAATGTTCGAATAATCGACGGCTTAGGATAATATGGTGGTTTAACTGTTTTAAACACCTCATCATATTCCACCAAAATCTCGGCATTCCCTTTATAATAAATTGCAAACGCTCTTTCTACTGGTAAAATAGAAATCGGGAAGTAAGCATTATTCAATACCAAAGTACGTTTCATATTCTCTAATTATAAGTGAATCATTCCCATAAGAATAATAAATATCATTAAACTCAGGAAATGTTAATTTAGTTCCATATACATTTTTATATTTATAATAATGAATTAATCGTTCAGACAATTCATCACTCATTTCGGGTTCAACATAAGAATGTGATTCATGTTTCACAAATGTATTTACATACAATAATGATCCCAAAGTACTCATTAAAATAACAAAAACCAAAAACAATTTTGTTTTATGCTTCATAATTCTTTATATCTTTTCCTACCATTGACAATGCCTCATAAGTAGCTCCACTAATAAAGTCTTTATAATATTGTGTATATGCATTCCACCCGTTTATGAGTTCTTCACTACCGGATGTTGCAACAATACTATTATTATATGTAGCGGTTACCAAAAACCTCATATAACTTTCTTTATCAATTCCGATTTGACATACAGCACTTTCATGCAACAAAGCACCATACATAAAATCGGTAGAAACTTCTCTACCCAATGTGTCAAAAAAATCTTTCATATCGTATTATTTTGTTTTTATTTGTCCAAATATATTAAACTATCACCAAACGTGCAACATTTATATGTTTGATGATGATTCCTTTTCAATTATTTGCTCAATAATTTTGATCTTCTTAATAATGGCTGAAAGGATATAACTATCCAATGTTTGATCCGCACACATATAATATATATCACACGGAACGTCCTGAGATATGCGATAAATACGATCCTCAGTCTGCATCATTATTGCCGGAACCCAATCAAATTCTGCCATTACCATTGTATGGGATGCAGTTAATGTAATCCCTTCAGAAGCGGCTCTGAAGTTTCCAATAAATACTCTTGTGTCCGGATCATTCTGAAATTTCTGTTTTGCATCTTCTCGTTCATTGTCCGGAGTTTTGCCATAAATACTTACCACACCGTATTTTTTGAATTTTTTAATGTATGCTTCAATAACATCTGTATGGTGAGCGTATAATACTACTTTCTTACCTTGCTCTAATAACTCTTTAACAAAGTCAGTAACAGGCTTAACCTTAGCTTCTCCCGTGACTTTTCGTAACTCGGTGAGTTCAGATATGGCGTTTGGTTTAAGACCCCTTAGAATCGATTTTTGACCATCACTATTTGTAGACAATAATGATAAATCATCTTTACTTATATCAGCATCAGAAAATTCACGTATATACTTTTGTGGTATTTCTAATGGTACTATGGATCTAATCTTTTCGGGTAGTTCTGTTAGTACTTCAGACTTCAACCTTCGAATCATGAAATTTTTGCGTAACCTAATTTGTAATTCCTCCAATATCTCCGGTCTTACACTATCAATATCCGTCACTGTACGTTTCCACCTTCTATCAAAATACGCACCACAATATTTTTTCATGAATTTTTGTTTGTTATTTTCAAATTTCTTATTGAAACCAAACATTTTAATTGTAGTCCAGATGTCTTCAGGTTGACTGAGAATGGGTGTTCCGGTAGCGAATGTAATTTTTTTAGCCAATTTTGCAATCTTCATCACATTACGTGTAGTATTTGCTTGTAAATTCTTCAACCTGTGTGATTCATCACAAACTAAATAATCATATCCTTTCCATCCTTTTACCATATTGAGCATATTAAGAGACGAATTATATTTGCCCTTCTTTGGATTCCTGAACTTTTTAGATTTCGGGTTTGTAGAAGAGTTTAATACTTCATAATTTATTATTATAACATCCCCCTCATCTTTAATATTGGATGAATTATATACACAAACTTTCTTATTTGTATGTATACTCCACGTTTCCCATTCCTTCTTCCAATTATACTTTACCGAATTCGGACATATAATAATTATCTTATTAAAATCCGGCATTAAATTGATAGCACCAATAATAGATGGGGTTTTACCTAAACCCATATCATCCGCTATCAAACTATATTTGCGCTTATGAATAAATTCCACACCCGCTTTCTGATACTCATAAAAATTGAACGGGCAATGATCCGGTAGAGGAATTTTTATATCAGACGTATATTTATAGGATCCACTAACAGTTTTTTTGACTTTCGCCATATATTTGTCAAACCGTTTGTTCAATTCTTTGCCAGCATACTTTCGTAGTAGCCGTGCCTTCATGATATCTTTTGTATACCAAAAATTACCTTCTCTTTTCCAATACAAGCCTATATCCTTTGGTATACTGTTTTTGGAAAATGGGCACTTAAAAATAAATATGCTATGTTTATCTGAGTAAATTAATTTCATTATGATATTATTGGAAAATAGTAATTAGAATATAATTAACTATGAAAACTTGATATAAAATAATAATTATGCCCATTTCAAAACTTTTACTCGAAGAGTTATCCAATGCTGATAAATCTGAAATACGCTCCATCATTCAAACTGAATTGGATAAATCTTTGAAAGATATAGAAAAAAAGTTGAGTGATAAGGAAATGGAAAAAGTAATCAATGATGTCGTAGCTGATATGTTTGAGAAATATCATAAAATTCTATGGCAACGAAGTAAATATTGGTCTGGTGCCATCAAAAAATAATTTACTAAATGAATACAATTCTAAATTTCCTCAACACCGTTTTTTCACACGGATGAAAAAAAATTACATTCATTTTCGTCATGTTCTTAATGACTGGTGTTGCATATTTGACTATGTTTTATTACTGAAATCTAATAAAACAAAACGTTGAATTAACCAAACAAACTTACGAACAAGTCCAACGCATGGACGATTCCAATATCTATAACAAATTATATGGTATAGATAATTTTGCTTTTGAAAAATCAATCAAAACAAAATTGATGGAGCATCGAATAAATACATCATCAAATGTAGTTCTATTCTTTGGATTTCACAATGGTCAGCGTATAGGTGCCGACTTTCACGCCAAACGTATGTCATTGATATCCGAAGACCATGCTGAATATACCAACATAAATGCAATGGATATTAATACATTTAATGTTGCATTATTCGCTATTACTATCGATGACGTATTAACACAAAATATATTTTATGCTCCGGTCACACAAGTTGATGAACTAACAATGAGATCATTTATGAAATCATACAATAATTACTATATTATTGCTACTCCCATTCGGGTACGTGAAGGTATACCGATTGGTGTATTAATTACTTTGTGAGATAAATTTGAATCTGAAAATATTAAAAATAAACCCGAAATTCTTAATAAGTACATAACAAAACAAAAAGAAACTACTACTTATTTAGAATTCAAATTTAAAAATGAAGAATAACTCTTTAAAATATCGATGATTCTTAATTCTACAAATTGGCTTTACCATATTTAATATTGTAGTGTTCTTTATATCCACGGGTGCATTTAAAGATGTACCCATTTTATTTGATGCCTGAATTGAGTTTACATGAAAGAATGTAGCTCTATACTCTTCAGCTAACATTTCAGTTAAGGTATTAAACAACAAAAATTCTGATAAAGAAACACCCATAGTTCCTCTATCAGAAAAAGTAAAATCCAGAAAATATAAAATATTTAAATACTTGCAGTTGTTTGTAACTGTAGCCGTATTAACTCAGATATATGAGTATTACAATAATTTCGAACATGTTACTGAATTAATAAATATATGATCTGAATTTACATGAATGAATATTGGTGTCTTTTTCTTCGGTAATATTGGTAGTAAATACTCCCATTACCAAAAAGCCAAATAACATTACACCAGAAATTTTTCTATCGCTTTAGCTGTTTTGAATGGGTCAGCCGGATAATATTTTTTGGCTTCATTAAAAAATTCACCATTCCGATCAGAGAAGAATTCCCCAAAATATTTTTCGATATAATATTTGGGTATATGTTTAGTAATCTTTGACATATAATTATAAATTTCTAAATCTGTTACGTGATTATTATATCTTCCAAGATATTCTTTAAAAAAATCATACTCCCGTAAAACATAGACCACTTCATTTTCTAATTCTTTTAAGTCCCGACTATTTTCAATTGGATGATCAAATTCATAATCATGAATGTCGATTTCTGAAAAATGTGTTCGTTTTTTTAGTACCCGATCTATACGTTCTTTAGCTTCTTTAGTATTAAATGATTTAATATTGAAATCCTTTAAAATATGAATATATTGATCTACTCCAACTTGTTCTTTATTTCTTTTTTTACTATTATAAAAATCATCATAAATACCATCCAATCTCAACCAATCTTCTAAAGACGTGAGCCGATTGATACCAATTTTGACAACTTCATAATCATCCAGTAATGAAGAAAAACAATTAAATTCATTCTCCATTCTTAGATCCGTAGTTAAAATAACATCTTCGGTAGAATTGAATACATCATTACGATATGCCAATACCCAAGCATCAGTATGTAAGCCATTACGAATTGCTTCTGTACCCAACTTCTGAAGAAATTCCCTCACAGTCATTCCCCAATCCATTAGATATGAATTTTTAAAATCTTGATCTTCAAATTTCTTTACATCAACACCAAGTAATATGGATGCTGTCTGTTTTAGTTTATCAGCAAAATTGATACGTTTATTTGAAGGGGTAATATATTTTTGAATAATTTTACGTACTTCATCCTTTCCACTACCAGATACTCCACTGATTGTTATAATTGCTTTCTTCATAATAGTTTAACTAATTCTTTCTTTTGTATTTTCTTTTAATCGATCAAAAATTAATAATCCCAATCCAAATATTTTCATCCTTTGATCTTTAGTATATTCTACTCCATCAGGTATATTATATTCCGATTTATACATTTCTTCAGCTTTATTATAAATAATTTCTGGTTCTAAATCGTATACATTCATACTTTTTCCTCATTAATTAATTGTAAAGCTTTCATTTCATCCACTGTACCATATTTATCGTGGATATAAAAACCACCATGATATTTAAATTTGCCAGAAGCTTCTATTATTTCTTCTATTTTTTCATAATCCACTTCCGTGGTTACCATAACTTTCATTGGTATTCCATCTTCATCTTTATATGGTATACCTTTTATGGCATATTCAATTATTTCCTGTAAGGAATGCCCCCATAGGAAATAATCAACAACACTTCCTAAAAACTTTGCAATTGCATTGTTAGAGTTATACATCTTAATAATCTACCTTTTCAAGAACTTCCAATTCACGCACAGACTCAGTAATTGTTTTCAATTCCGAAATCCATTCTACTCCATAATCACGAAGCAATGGGAAAAATTCTTGAATATCCGGTTGCATCTTCTTCATTATAATTTTACCACTACTATCATTTTCATCCACAAAAATACTACGAAGATTGTGTTCAATGATTTTATACCTGATATCATCATTAATCATATCCCAAACATCCATGGATAATTCAATAATAAAATCATAATCAGAATACAATTTTACTTCATTATTGGCATTGATAGTTTTTGCTACTACACTCTTTCCGGAGATCATCGGATCCACTAAGACGAATCCAACATTAACACCTTCCAGATCCAACATTTTTTCTCTTTCTACGTGTTTAGCCAATTCAATTACATCGGCAGGGTCTTTGTAATACGCCTTATCTTTGATCATTTTTGCTTGTTCAGCCATATAAAAAAATTATTTTAAAAATTAAAAAAAATTAAAAGGGGCACCACAACTATAGCAATACCCCCGCCACAACAAAAGGAGGAATGTTTATGACTCCCCCAATATACTATGAATATTTATTATATGCAAATATTAAATAAATTCAATATCGTTGTCTGCTACCCAATTGGGTAATTCTTTAGTTAATTCAAATTTCCACCCTTTTAATTTGCCCCGCATCAGTACTTGTTTCATAAATATTTTTTTATCCATTATTATCAGTCGTTATTAAATAACCCAATCAGCGTGAATTTTTTTTACCCTGACTAACTCCACTCCATTTTTTCTCATTTTTGGATACTGTAATGTTTTTTTCATCGATTTGGACTTTTTTTCCAATATTTCTGGTTTGTTCTTATATCTCTCTCGTACAAATTTTGACATTTTATTTTTATATTCTTTAGATTGTATTTTTTCTTCTCATTTATTTCTTGAATGTTTATCAAACATAGGATTATTAATCTTCATATTTTTTCTAAGTTTTTCTTTTATTTCGTTCTGTCTTTTAGTTGACAATTGAGAAAATATATCTCCACCATTCCCACCTTTTACCAAATTATATCCTTTATTAATGGCATCATATAAAGGGTGCCTCTTTTTACCTATATTTGATTTATGATATAATCATCTTTTACTTAAATTTTTAGTTTTACCTATATAAAATTTATTATTTTATAAATTAGTTATTTTATAAATATATTCCATAAGAATCACAGTTTAGTTTTATATTAATTATTTATAACATTATATCTAAACTGTGAAATTCTTAAAGATCTTCGTATCTTACTTATTTTCCATTTTATCCAGTACCCAATCATCAATGGAACATTGACCACCGGAACATGCCATCGAACCCATAGTATCAATATCTGTATACTTAGGCTCTTTGACTACTTCATGTAAATCATGATCCACTTTATATCTATTTATTTTAACCCACCGGTGATATAAATGTACATCTTTCAAACATTCAGCAGTAGTATTTAAATCGCCACCGAGAAACCTCTCAGCGTATTGATTAAACCTTCTTACCCAATCCAACTTTAATGCGTTCTCCGAGCTTTGTTCTAATTCTGTATTAAATAGAGCAGTACTACAAGCATCCCATAAATTATTAAAGGCATGTAAACCATCAACAATAAGACCAGAAGCGAATAAAGATGCTTCGCCATATTTTTCTACCAATTCATCCATCATCAAAACAGATGTGAAAGGTGCCTGATTATATAGTTTGTCGCCATTATTTGGAATAAAACTCGTACCAGTGAAAAAATTCTGATTTTCAAAAATATAATCAAATACCTCATCCCAATCATCTACAATAATAGTGTTGGATACGTTGTTTTGAATGCCTTCAACAGTGCAATATTCTTTCTGTGTTCCCTCAGCTACCCAACTATTTTGTACTTTTTTCACCATTTTTAAGTGATCCACACCAATCATATCTTTTTTGGTTAATACATTGTTATCATTACTGACCGGAACAAATACCACGACATCAGATTTTGTTGCACTCCATACCGATTCTTCTACCATGTATGGATAACGATCCATAATATATTTGGTAAATTCGGATTCTTTATTCATCTGCATTACCCTGAAGTAATTTGTAGAATGTTCGGGGTGGATACCGGATGCAGTTTGAAGTAATACTGAAGCATTGCCAGAAGGTTTCACGCAAGTCGTTCGAGCCGCAGGGTTTATACCAATAATTTCATATACAATCTTATTATATTTATTTACTATTCGTGCACCTTTACGCAAGATTTCTTCATCAAAAAGAATTTCTGGATTGTTGGCAAATCCGGTTATTGATACACCAATTAATGCTTCACGATCAAATATTCGTTTAGATTCTTCACCCAAATATTTAAAATCTGTATAAGAAGCTTGTAACGTTGCAATAATGGAAGCGGCTTTACAAGCATCATAAAATTCCTGTTCTGTATTACACATTGAACCATTAATTTCAGATAAATTACAACCTTGATTACCAGATATTCCATCAATTTGTGGAAACATGGAAATTTCTACACATGGATTGAACATAATGTCTCTATGCCATGACCAGATAAATGCTGGCTCCCCGAATTGTTTCGTTTTCTCCGCTATTCGTTTATATTCTGCATATGAAGTTTCACCACGAATAAGTAAAGCCGAATTGTTGGATCTTGCTCTTTGTGGATTAGTTTCATACCAATTTCCCGTTTTGGCATTCATCATTTCTTCATCATCTGGTGAGAATACACAAATAGTTGCGGAACGTCTTACACCACCACTCAATACAGCATCCGCCGTATGCATTACAATATCATATACTTCGATGGGTTTTAATTGTCTCTCATCATTTTGTGTTGCTTTCTTTAGGAGAGTATCAATATGATTTAATGATTGCTGTAACCCTTTGTGCCCCGGTGCTTTAAAGCCACCAGTAATAAATGATCCCTTTGGTCTTATTTCTGAAAAATCAAAATGAACCTCTACTCCTTGGTATTTTGGAAAAGGAACGACACCCGTAAAATAAGAAGATAATAGTACACCCAATGCATCTGACCATCCTTCTATACTATCCGGTACTACAAACGTTTTAGTTCTCTTACCTTTTCCTTTTACTGTGGGTAATCTTTCTATATGATGTTTTTGTACAGAGAATCCAACACCACAACCACAAAGTAATAAATAAAATGTTTCTTGAAAGAATTTAATACGATCTGCATAATTTGTGAGACAATTAAACATTCTGGCTTGGTGACGAAGCATGGGTTCACCACCAAATTGTAATGCCCGTTGCGATCCTAATATTTGTTTATTTTTATATAATGTTGTAGTAAAATCTAATAATTCATCAAATTTTTCATTATTAATATGTGAGAATTTCTTTTTGTGCATTCCCATGACACGATCTACTGATTCATACCATGTTTCATAACCCTGTTTATCGTAATCGTATTTTGAATAATCTGTATAAAATTTTAAATCTGATAATAATAATCTGCCGTTCATATGTTTTTTTTTCTTTAATGTCTTTTAATAATTTAGGTGATATTAAATATCAAAATATCACTATATCCCATAACGCAAATATGACAATTCGGGCTACCAAATTGTCATATTAAAAGTGGAACTATTTTGTAAAATTATATTTGAAAGAATTCTTCTCTTTCTTTCTTTTCTTTAAATTTTTTGTAACGCTCTGTCACCGCATCATTTACTTCATCTTTGGATCTTGAATCGTCCATAATATATGACTCGGCATCCTCCACATCTATCATAACTTTGTCATAATTTGTTTTAACAGGTAATACAAAACCATCCTTTCCAAATCTATTTTTAATAAATGAGAAGTTTGCACGTTCCTGTTCCTTGAAATGTGGTGGTCTGGCATAACCAAGAATAGCATCAGCCGGATGTAATCGTTTAGCACCACCAGAAGTTGATTTTGCAGTTATAACCTCCAAATCAATAGATGTAGTATTACCCTGTACTAATCCAATAATACCTATTCCCATTTCCTGTCCCATATTATATAGATCACGAGATATATATTCGAATTTTTCCCAATCTTTTTTATAATTGAGTTTGGGATCCACACAGTCCATAACATCTAAGTAATCAATAACTACCTGTTCTATTTCAATACCTTTTGATTTAAGTATTTTCAACCTGTTACGGATAGTAGAGGCAGTAGTTCCCGATGCTGAATGTTTCTCAACGTATACTTTACAACCATTGTTTAGAATGTTTAATCTATTGCTTATTTCTTCGGTATATGTTTTCGAATCTCTTGTATAATCCAGATCAGAATCCAATAAACACGTATCAATACGCTGTCGTATTTTGCGTGAGCCGACTTCCAATGATACAAGTAATGTGTTGGTGCCATAAACTCTATTGAAAGCCGCCTGACGGGAAGCCAGCATGGTTTTACCTGCTCCCATAGGTGCTATTATAACAATGAATTCACCCTTGCCGATACCACCATTCATTCTCTTCGTTAAAGCTTCAGAAAATAATGGACGTAAATTTTCACGCACTTCATTATTTTTTCTGTCTTCGATATCATCAATGTCGACACCCATATATATTTTCTCACCCACTAATCGGGCTTGTTCCCATATATGATTAATTTCGTCAAATTTACCAAATTCTACTAACTCTGCACTTTTAATAGTAGCTTGTTCATACGCTCTGGCTTTACAAAATTCAATAGCACTTTCTTGAATTCTTTCACCATCCTGAACGAAATTTTTGGTTTTACGAAATATTTTATTAGCTAATAATACAATGGGATCCCGCACTTGTTTACGCAACTTCTGCGTTTTCATTTCTAACACAGCCGTTTCAAATGTGGGCATAGAAGAATATTGCAAGAAATAATCACGTATAAATTCCATCATCCACTCATGCTCGGTAAATGTGAAATATTCCGGATCTAATGGATCAATTATTCTAATTAGAAATTCTTCATCATTAATTGCATTGGCTAATATTTTTATTTCGTATGTTTGTCCATGTTCAAATCTTTTATCACTCATTAAGTTTTTATAATGGCTTTAACTGTTTAAAAATTGTCTCTAACTTATAATACCGTATTGTATCGGAAAAATTATTGGTATATAAGAAATGCTTTAAATAATTTTTATTGAGTGAATTATACGTATTATGTTTCGCAATTTCAATTATTTTATTTTCTTGTGTATTATTCATTGAAGGATTAGACAATTGAATAATCTGATGAGTTGTATGAATAGTATGTTGCCCTTCATACAAACTTTTACCTTTCTTGGATTTAACAAGATCCAACTTTTTATCTTCAATCAATTCTAAAAAAGCGTCAATACTTTCAAACTCTTGTTCTTTAATTTCCGGTAACAATTTAAATAATGTTTTCTCTCCAATACCGGATATACCCTTTAACCCATCAGAACTATCTCCCAGAATAGAACGCATGTATGGAACATTTTTGATTGGTACATCAAAATATTCTGAATAGTTTTCTAATGAATACATTTCTTTTTCACGAGAATTAAACCAAAACGTTTTATCATCTATTAGTTGAATAAAATCCTTATCGGCTGAAAATATAATCTTTTTTGAATCACCCGTAAAATATTGTTTACACAAATACCCAATAATGTCATCAGCTTCTAAACCATTTACTTCTATAGTATGTACCGGAAGACGTTGAAGAATTTTAATTAATAACTCTCTTTGAAATTTTCGAGAATTTTCAGAATCTTCGGCATCCAATGTTAATGGGGAAGCCAACATTTTATGTTTCTGACCCCTATCAGCTTTATAATCTTCATTTAAATTCTGCCTTCTCTCTGCGTTATTCTCACCATCAAAAATACAAAATACCATTCGTGGTTGATATTTTTTAACCATATATGATATATGATTCAAACAACCAACCGTTGCACCTACCCGTACACCGGATTCTGTAGTTTCAGTGCGTACTGCAAAATTAGAACGGAACAGATACATCATGTCAAAAAATAAAATACTTTGACGTAAATTCTTCTTCTGTTTCTTCTTCTTTTTAAATTTGGCGTATTGAGCCTGTAATGATTTTAGTCCTTCTTTATTTCGACGTGCCATAAATAATATTTAAATGTATAAGATTAATAAAAAGGGATGACTTCACTCATCCCTTTAATAAACAACTATTTATTCTTCCTCATCGGAATTATCCGTTCTTTTTTTGATGAAGGTGGGTTGTTCCTTTTTATTTCCATCTTCATCTTCCGGATCCTCTAATATAACCTCATCTTGGATATCATCCAAATAATCATCCCCTCTTCTTTCATAAGAGAAAATATATTTACCATACCAATCATTATATACCTTTTCTTTGAATTCTTTATTTAATCGAAGCATCTTTTTGAATTGAGCTTCAGTAGGCTTATCACCTTCATAAAGTACAGGTTCTTCGGCATCAGGTAGAGTATAAGTAAATTTACCCTTATATTGAGTAATCTTTTTCTGATTTTTTAATTCATCTATCCACGATGCGAATCTATCCAATCCACGAGTACTATACAAATAAATCTCTGCTTCTCTTGGTGAAGGAGCAATTCTATTTTTCTTTGTAGTTACTCTTACTATTTGTCCAATTTGTTCTTTCTTCTTATTCTTAATGATTTTTCGTGTAACCATTTCGATACGAATATCAGAATAAAATCGCTGTGAGTTACCAGATGTATCCCGCTTTCTTGGTGAAAATGGGTTGGCACGATCCATATTATCTCTTAATTGATCAATCGTTAAGAATGAAACGTTTTCATCTTTGATATGATCGAGAATTTTTGGAAAGGCACCGGATAACATCTTCTGCTTTTGAGCACCAGAGTTATAACCACCCGCATTCATTTCATCCAGATTTTCCACCACTTCTTCAATATTTGTTGAAGTCATGGAATCAATAACAATCAATAATGGAGCTTTCGAATTCCTTTTATTGTTATTAACCACAGTTTTTAGAATAATTTGAAAAATCTTCTCGATACTACGAGTTTCAGGAACAAAAATGGTTTTCTTTTTCTGTACCCCCAATACTTCCATAAATGGAGGAAATGCGGCTCTTTCAGTATCAAACCATAATACATAGCCACCCCGTTTTTGAAATTCTGCGGCTATACATGAAGCTAATAAGGACTTACCGGATGACGAATCACCAAATAAGTTAATAAATTTTGATAATGGGGTACCGGATTTGGGTCTATTAGATATAATAAGATCTAATCGATCATCCCCCGTAGTAATATATCCGGCTGGCATTAAATCGGAATACATCGCTTCTAATGTATCGATTTTCATTGCATCCGAACCTTTATATTGGGACTGAATAGTACGAATAGTATCGTCCATTAAGTCATAGACTTCTTCGTAATATTCCTCCTGTTGTTCCCCATCTATTTCTTCAAATGATTTAGTAATTAAATCATTATTTTTCTTTGTTTTAGATTTAACCATAATAATGTTGTTAAATAAGTATTTAAGTAGAAAAAAAATGGGGTATGGTATTTCGCAACACATACCCCATAGTAAATATTATCCGATTTTAAAAATCATCTGATTTGAAATCTTCTTCATCAAAGTCATCTCCATCAAAAACTTCATCAGCTTTTGCAAGAACATCTTCCTCATCCACTTGATCTTCACCATAAGTGACCGTATCTACTTCTTCCTCAGAATCGTCTTCCAATTCGGAATCATCTACGTCATCGGTATCGGCTTCCATATATTTGTCGAACATGCGCTCAACTTCTTCAGTAGAATAACGTGGGTAGATTTTTCCCCACTCCGGTTGCTCTTTAATAAGAGCATTTAACAACTCTTTACCTTCTTTTGTATCAATCATTTCAACAGGAAGTACATGACTACGTTCGTAATCAAATTGATATTCAACTTTTCCGTAATCATTATCTGTTTCCTCTTTTGGAATGATTTTGATCAATAAGTCATGACCTTCTTCGATATCAGTAACATCCGCTTCACCTTCACGTGCCAGTCTCTTACGGAAAACATTTTCGTAATTTTCCATTAGACGACCAAACTGTCCTTCAGGCTCATGATCACCCTGATACCACTTACCACCACTCAGAGAAAGCCATTTAACCCCCTCTTCTTCAACACCACGTTTTACAACGGGTACTAAATATACTGGCTTCGGTGCCATGTTAGTGATTCGAAAATAATCTTCTTTTGGAAGGTTTACTTTTGTTTGCTCTTCTACAAATTCCAAGACCGGATCGGCTTCACCCCAAGTTTTCGGTGAGAAAAATGTTTTTGAGGAAATACCTGAGTTGGCATAATGTACCCATGCTTCAACGAAAACGAGTTCCGGAGCATATTTGTTAGGTAGGATGCGGACATCATTGTCGCCTTTTGTAAGATTGACTAATAGACCGCCTTGTGCTTTTTCTTTCGCTTTTTTGCGTAGTTTACTAAAACCCATAATAATATATGATTTAATTAATGTTAATGTTAATAGTATTTTAAGTGTACCTTCTGGATCGTATTGTGACCTCTGAGGTATTAATAAATATTAGTAATTGAGTAAAATTTAATGAATAAAATACGATTTTCCTAATAAATTTACAGAAAATGGGTAATCCATTGTTTTCAAATGAGTTAGGAACGATTTTATCCGGTCTTTTCTAACGTCGAAAGTAATACCATCATACGTATAAAATAGTATTTGATGATACAAACTTTTCGGTATAGATAAAACCATGTTAGCCATCTCGACCACTTCATGTTGCTGAATTTTATAATTGAAAATATTAGTATCATTCAACAATGATGGAAACGATCTGTATGACTTCTTTAGTATACGGAAGAATTCGTTATCAATCAAGTCAAATCTTTCAGAATAAAAAGATTTATATATCTCGGTCTTAAATTCCCCGTGACTTCCGGTAATATCCGAATCTTTTCGAAAAAAGTCAATAGCTTTTTTATCTTTTGGGATAGTATAATCCATAAGATTCGAAATAATTCTTAAATGAAAGCCATCGACATCAATATCAACCCTTACACCTTTACATGGTATTTTTTCTCTATCCACTTTTTTCATCGATATTGAATTGGCACCAATATCCTTGAGTCTTCCCGTTTTCGTGTATGGATTTAAATTTTTAACAGAATCATTTAATTTACCATCTATCAATCCGGCAAATTTTAATACTGTGTTATGATTATCATTGTAATCATGAAGTTTAGGTGGGGTAATAGTTTTAAAATAATTAGAATATTCATTTAAATGTGAATATTCATAATATGATGGGGTAAATTTCTTCTCTGAATCTTTTAACCAGATCCATTTACTAAAATCATAATCATACCCTTTAGCTGTTGGAAACACTTTCAATAAATTTTTCTTATCCACTACCATATTATCCGGATCGGAAAATGTAGATACCACATCAATATCACTTACGGGTAATCTATAATATGGTGTATCTTTTAAGGGTAGTAATTTATGCTTTGTAATTTCATCTCCATCTTTTTCTAAAATAAATTCAATCCTCTTTGGTAATAAGGGATTGTTGAAAATCGGAAAATAAATTTTATTCTGAATTGGTTGCATTATTTAAATACACTCCTATGTTATCTCTTATACTTTGCATTGTTGATTCGAATTCATTTCTAACTGAATCGAAATTTGTGAACTGGCTTGACAATTCACGTTTGCCATCAAAATTGAGATATAGTTGTGCTTCTATATTGGTATTCCATAAACCATTTGCAATGGTATGGTTAATATTCATGACCGAAAAATGTGACCATAATTCCGTATTATCAAAATTATAACCTATCGGGAATGAGTTATTAGATACTTTAAATACCTGACCAGCAATAATTTTTGCTATTCCATCCAATGTGAATGAAATTTTAAGGGGTATTTGTATAGCCGAACCACTATCTCCATATTTTAATTGTCTCACACTATATAATTTGTACAATACAGTGTAATACATATAAATATATGAAAATTGAGCCGATATGTCAAAACTTTTTTCTTGGTCAAAATCAGATCAGTCGTAAACATCTGATAATCTATCCTGTACATACTCCATACCATCCCTAAGTACTGATTCGAATAATTTAGTATTCTTTTCAATAATGGATTCATTATCAATAGGCATCGATAATCCCATACCAGAATCCATTGCACCATCTTTATTGTAAATGTTGCCATGGGAATCAATTATTTTTCCTGAGTTTTTAAAATATACGGTGGAAGATAATTCATCCGGTATATCAGTAACTACGTCAATAGATTTTATGCGTTCTCTTGGATCGAATAAATCAAACGTATAGAAATTATCTAATTCTTGAATAGAGTTAGATATGGACTGATCGATGATCGTTAATATATGCGTTGAAATATAATCATCTGTTTCATTCTCATTATATTCTATCGACTTTCTTAAATTAATCATTCCCTTCGTAGAATTATTCACTACTTTTATAACTTCATCTACAAATTCATATATTGAATCTACCCCATCGATAATATTCATAAGTTCGTATATAGAAATATAAACATCCTTTAATAGTGTAATATTTCCATTACCATTTTCTTCAAATAAATCTCTTTCATTTTTTGGGTTATCTTTTGTCGAATATGTTACATTCCATGGATTAATAATGCACCGATCCGGATATATAGAAGAAAAGTTGGCGTTTTGTAAATTTCTAACTACAACTTCAGAAAAATTAAAATCACTATTCAATATAGAAGCAATAATTTTCCCATCTTCATTTTTCTCTACATTTTCATTAACTTCTTTCTCATTTCGGTAAACCATCTCCCGCATTAAATGTTCAACAAATTTAAATGAAACGTAATAATAGTATTTGGAATAATATTGGGATTCATCCAATGATAATTGGGATATTAAATATTTATATAAATTATCATTTTCTAATCTTTCTGCTTTTATTTCACTTATTTGATCATTGAGTTCTTGTATTATATTTGATTGCTCTTGAATAAAACGTAATATATCAGATTTCATAGAAAAGTATTCCTTTTCATTTACTGATACTGAAT